CTCGGAAAAAACTTTTGCCTTTTTCCTGAAGTATTTGTGCGTGTTCCACTTGCAACAGCAAAGTTTCTCGTCTTATCTTGCTTAATTCTTTTTGCTATGACAAGGCGACCGGGGCGACCATTTTTGTCACTTGAAAAAGTATGAGCTTGGAAACCCCCTTTTCTGGTTGGGTCTTTTGTTATTCCAGTTCTTTCTATTGTCACAACTGGTAATGTTATGACGCCCCCGCCGTCATCATCTGGATGTCTTAAATCATGATCGTTTTTAATTTGAAATGCTCGTTCGGGAGTCTGCCAAAGAACGGGCACTCTTTTGTAGCCTTCGTTGGTCATCGTAGTTAAGTCAAGATCTTCTTTTAACCAAGATGTTATGGCGTAGTCTATATCCTCTATATTTGAACCGAGCATACCAAGCTCTTTCAGGCTAAAATCTTTTTTGCCCTCTGGTAGTTGCGTAAAATCAAAATTTTTAGGTAGCATCGAATAGTCCCTTGCGTGCTCTCTTACATGTGGCAGAAATTTCAAATGTCTGGTTTACTTGTCCAAAAAGTTTTCTTGAGGAAGATGTTTTTACAATTTCGTAATATCTCTCTCCGTAAAGAACAAAGTCACCTTGGCGAACAAAAAGATCCTGATCTTCAGTTAACCTGCGTTTGTGAAAATGAACAGTGATTTGTGACATACTATCGATACCAACAGAATCAAGATAAGAAGATCCCTCTTCATCAAAATTAACGAGAGCATATACTCTGACAGGAGGTAGAAAAGTTTTTTCTATTGCCTCGCCATATAGGTCGTGAAAGTTTGTCGCTTCCATATCAATAGGATAATAAAGTATCTGCTGCCCAATAACCTTTTCTACAAGCTCATCATTGACCTGCTTAACAAGATTTCGCTCCTTCTCGCCAAGAAAGAGCGGCGGTGGCGGTGATGCTGGTCTGGACCATTCGTTATCTGACATTTAATTATCCTACAAAGATTGGTAGCGGAGAGCGACGGAGAGTTTCTTCTGCTGCCGTGACTTTTTCTTGATCTTTCTTGGCGAGTTCGGGGTATTCAATTTCCTTAAGCATCTCTGTTAATCCTTGGCGAAGATCGTCTTTTTCTTTTTGAGCCTCGGATAGAAGCGAAGAATAATTCAGGGTAACAGATTCACCGGGGATGGGCACAGTTTGAAACTTACCACGAATCTGTCCAAGCATTTCTTTACAGAGTGCGAGAGCATAGTTGCGAATCCACTGTTTGCCCATAGAGTTGATATTTTCATATGGTATGTTATCAAAGGGTAATGTATTAATATTATTAACACCAAGGACACCTGTGTCGGTGCTATCACCCTCGCCCCAGGAATTGTCTGCGATCCTAAACCTAAACCATACTCTATCCAAATATCCAGCAAAATTATCTTCGCCCCTGGGTTTTGGATATAATCTTAATCTGTTATTAATAATTTCATAAGAATAATGAGAAACTCTTGTGTATAATGAATCCTCATACATTATGGCTTGCAATTTATTTTGCCACGCCGGAACAATCTCAAAAGTGGAGTCGTCTGCATACTGGCCATAGGTGGAGTAGTTGCCTACCACGCCCATACCGCCATAGTATCCATAAAAGCGCCACATAGCGATTGGAGAGCGATAAAAAACTTTATCTATGATAATACGTGAATTACCAATTTTTCCTGCATATGGAACTGCCCCGCCAGCATCATCAAGCCCCGAATCGGACGCTGCTGATACAATGGATTGAAGATCATAATCTTGTTGATTTTTTACAGTAGTGAATGACGCAGAATAAATACGAGTTGTTCCGCCAACTCCTGCCATTGTTGATGCGCCATCGCCTATTTTATTTGCATAAGATAAGGTAACCCTTGGGTATTGAAGACTAGCACTTGATGGTCCGCTTACTATACCACCTTTATGATCAAATGTTCCGGTTAGCTTTCCGAGAGTATCAGAAAGAACGTTTTTGCCTTGATGCATATTAACAATATAGGAATATTCTAATACAGCCTCTTCATATGCAGCATATACATTATCATTTGTCAACTCAATATCAACAACATCACCGCCAAGTTTTTTAAAAACATAGTTTACTTGTCGTGCTGCTCCAGTAACAAATTCAGCAGATGTTGAATACATACCAAAAGGCACTGCGGAGGCTACATCATCTGTAGATCCCGTGGAAGAAAGAATAATGGCACTAGTTTCTGAAAGTGGTTGTAAATTTGTAGGCATTCATGGAGCCTCCTGTTCGTAGTAAATAGTGAAAGCACAAACAAAAACCCCCTCATCTTAATAGATGAGGGGGCAACAAACATTAGTTTGTTTTACTCCGCTTTGGCAGCCTTCTTTCTTGTGGTTCTTGCACGAGGTTTTGCAGGAGCCTTTTTAGCGGGTGATTTCTTCGCGGGTGCAGGCGGTGCAACGGGAGTTGCGGGCGCCTGATTTCTTCCATTTCTTACTGCTTTTCTAGCCATTTAAAACTCCCTTATCACACGTCATCAAAGATGTTATGTCCGTAAAGACGTAGTACATATTTGCCACCAGTATATGCAGCATCAGTTGGGTCTGCTGCTCCAGCACGTAGTGTCAAAAACTGACCATCAGAAGAGGCAGTGAATGCATAAGTTTGTGATTCACCCTTAAACCAAGCGCCAGCATCAATTGCCTTAGTGCCCTGCCCAGATGCAGAAACATTGAGTGCAACGCTAGAAATGAATAAGTCAATGTCGGTATCACCGCCAGTAGGAACTTCAACACACACAAGCTCAACATCACTAACTGTGCCGTGGACACTATGATCAATCTCGACAACGGTGCCAGGACGTGCAGAAGCGTCGGAAGCACCAGAAATGCCTATAACAAGAGCCGTGGCGTGATCACCAAAACATCTCGCAGGACCATTTGAAGAACCTAGATCAATTTCGATCTCGGTTGTCATCTGTGAGCCATCACGACTCTGGGTCTGTGTACCAAGTAGGTCTGCAATCCCGGTGCCGGCAGACTTTGCAGAAGTCTG